TTATCTGCAAGGCTCCGCAGGTGGGCTGTACCGAGGCGGTTTTGAACTGTATCGGATATGCCGCGGACAGGGATCCCGGCCCGGTCCTCGCGGTTTATCCCGACGAAAAGACGGCGCGGGAGAACTCGCAGGATCGTATCCTTCCGATGCTGGAAGCCTCACCACGTCTCAGGTCGCTGCTGACGGGCGCGGAGGATGACAAGGCCGCCCTGCGGATCAAGCTCAAAGGCATGATCATGTATATGGCCTGGGCTACGTCGGCATCACGCCTGGCGAACAAACCGATCCGGTACGCTGTACTCGACGAGCTGGACAAATATCCGAAAACAGCGGGCAAGCGCGAAGCGGCTCCAGAGGCTCTGGCGGAGATCCGGACGATAACATATCGCTGGAACCGGAAGATATGGAAGATCTCCACGCCAACGATCGAGACCGCTCCTATCTGGAAGGCGTTGACACAGGAGGCGCAGGCCATATTCGATTACTGGGTGCGCTGCCCGCTGTGTGGCGAATTGCAGTTGATGAGGTTTTCCCGGGAGACGTTCAGGTGGCCGAGAGAGGAAAAGGCAATTGACGGTTCACAGTTACCGGTTGACGGCGCAAAGAATCCGAAACCGGAAACCGAAGTCCATTCTGTGGACCCGGAGAAGATCGAGGCGGAGGGGCTTGCCTGGTACGAGTGCGAGCATTGTCATGGTCACTGGAATGACACCCTGCGTGATCAGGCGGTTCGTGCAGGACAGTGGCAGGAGAGGGAGACGGGAACGACACTCCCCAAATACCTCGATGAATTCCGGCCCCGGAAGATCGGCTTTCATATTCCTTCATGGATTTCATATTTCGTTTCGCTCTCGGAGGTTGCCGCGTCATTCCTGAAGAGCCAGCACAGTCTCGAAGACTTCAAAAACTTCAAGAATAAGCACGAGGCGGCCCCCTGGAAGCAGATTGTCGTGTCGGCCGATGAAGAGTACGTCTTGAAGGCCCGCTGCGATCTGCCGGCACAGACCGTTCCGCAGGAAGCCCGGGCGTTGATGTGCGGCATTGATGTTCAGAAGTATGGATTCTGGTTTGTTGTCCGGGCGTTCGCGCCTGATGGCACGTCGTGGCTGATTCATTACGGGTTCCTGGCGGTCTGGAACGATGTGGAAAAGCTGTTATTTGAGACGGAATATCCGTTTGCCGAGAGCGGAAAGAAGATGCGGATCTTTCGCGCCTGCATCGATACCGGCGGCGGCAAAAAGTATCAGGGAATGTCGATGACTGAAGAGACTTACTGGTGGCTGCGGGATAACAGTACAGGCCGCGGCGCTCGTGTCTGGGGGACGAAGGGATCCAGCCGTGCGCTTGCCGGCAAACTCCAGCTGGGCAAACCTCTCGACAAGACGCCCTCCGGGAAACCCCTCCCCGGCGGCCTGCGTATCATCTCCGTCGACACAGAGAAGATGAAAGACGCCTATCACTACCACCTGAACCGCGCCATCGAGGAGCTTCCCCAGGGCGCGTATCTCCACGCCGGGACGGGATCGGATTATGCAGATCAGATCCTGGCGGAAGAGAAACAGATCACGGAAAAGGGAATTGAGGAGTGGGTGCAGATCCGGGTGGACAATCACCTGTTCGACTGCGAATGTCTCGCGATGCTTTGCGCCGATCCGGAGTTCCCCGGCGGTGGGATCAACCTGCTGAGACAAAAGGCGCAGGGAGCCGCCACGGGCCGGCGGATAATATCGAAAGGAATGTAATGGCGCAGCAGAAATCCAGCATGAAAATAATCTGGGCGATCCGGGGAATCTGTGAATACTGCAATATCTCACGTGACACGTTCTATCGCCTGATCAAGTCGGGGAAGTTCCCGGCGACGATCATTGAGGGGAAGTGGTGCGCCCACACCGACAACATCGACGAGTTCTTCCGTGCCGGCACCAGGACACCGCCCCGGAATCCTGATGCGGAAGCGGAATAAAGCCGGTTGACGGTTAACGGTTGACAGTGTAGATTAATAATTAACGAGAAAGGAGAACTGAATAAATGGAAATAAATGAATTACGCGATAAAAGGAAAGACTTAGAAAGGGATATTACAGCAGCCGTATTCGAGTTAGTTGAAAAGTTTAAAACCGAAACGGGATTCTCTCCATATCAAATTGGCATCAACCTGGTAATGGTACAAAACATGGGATCCGCCGAACGGATGTATGTTGTCAGTGGGTGCGATGTCGGGATTGATATATAATATCGCATTTCTCCCCAAACACCAAGGCCCCCAACCGGGGGCCTTTTTTTATCCCCGAATCATATTTCAAAAACCTTGTCAAGCCCCTTTTTTAGTCCGTAGGACGTCTATTTTAGTCCGTAGGACGTCGGTTTCAGTCTTGCCCTAAAAACCGGGGTTATAATCACTTCATGAAAAAATCCTAAAAAATAGCATTCTTGTTTTGTGAAAACCAGGGGGGACTTTTTAGAATCTCCCCGCTTCGAGAGGAAAAGCTCATGAGGTAACAATGGCAGGAATTACACTTGCACAGGCGGAGACCCAGCTGGCCGCGTGGCTCGATGCGAGTTTGAAAGTCGCGTCCGGTCAGGCGTATACCATTGGGGGTCGGTCGCTTACCCGCGCGAATGCCGCGTGGATAGAAAAGCAGATTACGTACTGGAACGGCATGGTCCAGTCGCTCGATCGCGGCGGGATCAAAGTCAGAGGAGGGACTCCCTGCTGATGAAAGAAGTCCCGACAAAGCGCGGCAAAGTAAAAAACCCCACTCCAAACATCATAGACAGGGCTGTCAGCTTTTTCGATCCCGTTCGCGGCGTTAGACGTTTACGGGCCCGGGCGACGATGGCGCTTGCCGGTGGATATATCGGCGGCTCAAAATCAAGACGTGGTCTGAAAATGTGGACCACCTACGGGCATGACGCCGATTCGGATGTCCTGCCCGATCTCCCGACCCTGCGGGAACGCAGCCGTGATCTCATCCGCAACAATCCCCTTGCCACCGGCGCGATCAAAACGAAAGTCACAAATGTCGTCGGTACCGGGTTGAGGCTCCAATCGCGTATCGACCGGAGCGTACTGAACCTGGCAGAGGACAAGGCTGACGCGTGGGAGACCGGGACGGAGCGGGAATGGCGGCTGTTTTGGGAATCGAAGGAATGCGACGTCACGCGCACGCTGCCCGGCAACGCCCTCACAAAACTTGTCTATCGCCAGGCGAAGGAAAACGGCGATGTCTTTGTCCTGCTGCCCCGCGTAAAGACCGCGCACTTTCCTTATGATCTGCGTCTGCAGGTGATCGAAGCCGACCGGGTATGCAATAAAGATTACAAACCCAACACGGAAACCCTGGCCGGCGGCGTCGAGACTGACAAAAACGGCGCGCCGGCAAAATATCACATCATAAAATCTCATCCCGGCGCGAGCTGGAAACGTAAAGAATCGAAATGGGACATTGTCGATGCCTTTGGCTCGAAGCTCGGCCTGCGGAATGTCATCCACCTGTTCGCCCCGGATCGCCCCGGACAGAGCCGCGGGGTCCCCGATCTCGCGCCTGTTATCGAGGCCTTCAGGCAACTCGGCAATTACACCGAGGCCGAGCTGGCCGCTGCCGTAATCAGTGGCATGTTCACGGTTTTCATCGAATCCGGTAACAGAGACGCGGCACTGGATCTCTCAAACCTGTCGGAAGAGACAGGATCCACAAGCTCGGACGATGATCTCAAGCTCGCCTCCGGTGCTATTGTCGGACTGAAACCCGGCGAAAGCATCCACGATTCCAATCCCGGCAGGCCGAATGCCAGCTTTGACCCATTCCTTCAGGCGATTATGCGCCAGATCGGTGTTGCCCTTGAACTGCCATTCGAAATCCTGATCAAACATTTTACGGCGTCTTACTCCGCCGCCCGCGCCGCCCTTCTCGAAGCCTGGAAGTATTTCATTTCAGAGCGCCAGTGGCTGGCCGATAACTTCTGCCAGGTGGTTTATGAGATATGGATGTACGAGGCCGTTATTACCGGCCGGATCGCCGCGCCGGGTTTTTTAAATGATCCGATAATCCGAAAAGCGTATCTGGGCGCGCAGTGGGTCGGTCCCGCGAAAGGCCAGATCGACGAACTGAGAGAGATCAAGGCCGCCGAGAAGCGGGTTGATATGGGCGTTTCCACGCTCTCCGAAGTTACCGCCGAAATGACCGGTGGCGACTGGGAAAAGAAACATCCGCAATCGGTGAAGGAACACGATGCCCGCAAGGCAGCCGGCCTGATTGTGGAAACAATGCCGGAGGCAGAAACTCCCGACAACGGAAAGGATGATTAAATGAAACTACTCGATATCATGACAGCGCCCTGGATGATCTCGCGGGAAAAGCTCGCCGAGATCCGGGGCATATATCAGACGCACATGCGCGGCGACAAGATCGACACCAAGGCGATCGAATCGCAGCTCGCGATTGCTATCGGAGAGAATAAAGAAAGAGGGCAATACGACATCCGAAACGGCGTGGCGGTAATCCCGATCGTGGGTGTCATTTCAAAAGAACTCAGTCTGTTCAGCTTCTTTTTCGACGGTGTATCGACCAGGGGAACTGCCCTGATGATTAAAGATGCCCTGGCAGACGATGAGGTCGAATCCATTCTGCTGGATATCGACTCCCCCGGCGGCACAGTGGACGGCACGCAGGAACTGGCCGAGCTGATCTACTCATCCAGGGGACAGAAGCCGGTCATCGCCTACACCGATGGAATGATGGCATCTGCCGCGTACTACATCGGCGCGGCCGCCGACAAGATTTATATCTCCGGCGACATGCCGGATATCGGGTCCATCGGGGTTGTGATGACCCATCTCGACTATTCAAAATCGGACGAGATGTACGGATATAAAGAAACCGATATCTTTGCCGGCAAGTATAAGCGGATCACGACCGGGAACAGGCCGCTCACAGAAGAAGGAAAAGAATATCTGCAGGACCAGGTCGACTATGTTTATTCGATTTTTGTCAACGATGTCGCGAAATACCGCGGTGTCTCGGTTGAGGATGCCCTGGCGATGGCCGATGGAAAGATATTTATCGGCAGACAGGCGCTTGATGCTGGTCTGGTGGACGGTGTTGCCACCTATGACGAGCTTGTGAATACAACGTTGCCGGTGATGCAGCGCGAAGCCAGAGAAAGCGACTGGCTCAAAAAACTAAATATGGAGGTAAAAAATGGACTTAAACGAGTTTAAAACAAAATATCCTGATCTTTACAAACTCATTTTTGATGAAGGCAAGGCCGCCGGACACGCGGAGGGTCTCACGGAAGGCGAAGTTACCGGAATCGAAACCGGGAAAGCAGTGAGTCAGGAAGAGAGCCTGAAGGCTGGAGCGCAGGTCGAACGGGAGAGGATCAAGGGCATTGAAGATCTGACAATGCCGGGTCACGAGGCCTTGGTCCAGACGATGAAATTTGACGGTGAAACCACACCCGCCGCCGCCGCGATCAAACTGGTCCAGGCGGAAAACGCTGTAAGACTAACCGCCGCAGCCGCACTCGCCACCGACGGAATCGATCCCGTCACGCATGTGGCAACCGATGGCGCGGGAACCGATGACGACCCGGCGAACATAGCGGAAGGTCCTGAAAAATGGAAAGCGGACTATGAAGCCAGCGACGAGCTGAAAAAAGACTACAGCTCAGCTGAAGTCTATGTCGCGTATAAAGAAGCGGTCGCCGCGGGCAGGGTCAGAAGCCTGAAGAAGTCATAGGGGGATTCGATTATGCCCATTAAGATTAAAAGCAAACGCGAAGACTTTCGTCGGTGCGGGATTCCTCATACTATCGAGGAGGTCATTTATCCGGATGATCGATTTACCCCGGATGAAATAGCCCGGCTGCAGGCTGAACCGATGCTCACAGTGGAACGAATCCCGATCCAGTCTTCCGAAAAGACCATCGAAGTCGGCTCGGAGTCTGTGTCAGAAACAAAGAAGATCAAACAATCAAAAAAACGGAGGTAATAACTCATGGCTACATTAACAAAAAATAACCCTCGGGCGCTTGAACTCGGGGACCGCAATGACTATCCGGTTATTGCGTCAGATATCATTTATGAGGGCGCCGCGGTCGGTCTTGTGGACGCATCGGGGCACGCGAGGCCCTTGACCTCGGCAGACAAGTTTGTCGGCTTTGCCGAAAAAAAGGCGGATAACTCCGACGGCGCCGCGGCAGCTATCAATGTGCGCACCATTAAAAAGGGCGCGATCAAACTGGCCGTTACCGGCGCGGTGATCACCGATGTGGGCCAGCCTGTTTATGCGCAGGATGACAACGCGTTCAGTTTCATACCCACGAGTGGCGTGTTTGTCGGCTTTATGCGCCGGTATGTTTCCGCCGCTGTGGCAATTGTGGACTTTGACGTGGATGTCCTGCAGGATCCTCATGGCGGCCTTGTCGCGGAAACATTAGCCGCGGACAAGACCCTCGATGCCCTGGATACAGGCAAGGTCATCTGCATGACGACCGACGACAAAACGATAACCCTGCCGGCAGTTGCAGGTATGTCATTCAGGATCCTGAATATCGCGCCGTTTGGTATAGCGGAGCTCGATGTGGCCCCGGCCGCGGCTGACTTGATGATATCCCAGGATATTGGAGGCACAGCTAATCATGGCCTTAAGAACACCCAGGCAACGTCGAGAAGAGGTGATTTCATCGACATCGAATATGGCGATGCCACCGGCTGGATAGTCACGAAGATGGTGGGGACCTGGGCCGATAAGAGCAACGTTGGTTAAACCATATTCGGTC